TTTTGAAGATGTGCTAATGGCATTAGTATTTTACGGTATGCCATTGTTAGCAGAGAACAATAAACCAAGATTATTATACTATTTAAGGCGTAGAGGTTATAGAGGTTTTAGTATGAACAGACCAGATAAAATATGGAATAAATTATCAGTAGCAGAAAAAGAAATTGGTGGTATACCAAACTCTAGTGAAGATATTAAACAAGCTCACGCTGCTGCTATTGAAATGTATATTCAAAAACATGTTGGGCTAGTTAACGATATGCAATACGGTGATATGTATTTCAACGAAACATTAAACGATTGGTCTAAGTTTGACATAAACAAAAGAACTAAGTTTGATGCTGCTATAAGCTCTGGATTAGCAATAATGGCTTGTAATAAGAATTTATACAGACCACATCCAGAAAAACAAAGAGCTGCATTAAATATTAATATATCAAAATATAACAACGATGGGAAGTTCTCAACGTTAATTAAATAAAAAGTATGTATAACGCAGGTGCAAATTATTTTCCAAGTCAAGTCGTAAGTGACATAGAGAAGTTAAGTTTAGAGTATGGTTTAAAAATAGCTAATGCTATAGAAACAGAGTGGTTTGAAAAGTCTCATAATGGAAAATATTATCACAATATAAATAGGTTTCACGAGTTAAGGCTTTACGCTAGAGGTGAACAAAATATACAAAAGTATAAAGATGAATTATCTATTAATGGTGATTTATCGTATTTAAACTTAGACTGGAAACCAGTACCTATTATTCCTAAGTTTGTAGATATTGTTGTTAATGGTATAGCTGAAAGAGGTTATAAAGTTAATGCGTATTCGCAAGATCCTTTTGGTGTGGCTAAAAGAACTGAGTACATGAACGTAATGCTTTCTGACATGTTAACTAAAGATTTAGCTAAAACAGCTAAAGATGTTTTTGGTGTTAATATATCTGAAAATCCTATAGAAGAACTTCCTGAAACAAAAGAAGAGTTAGATCTTCACATGCAGTTAACTTATAAGCAAAATGTAGAAATAGCGGAAGAATCAGCTATATCAACTTTATTAGAAGGTAATAGATTTGAATTAACAAGAAAGAGGTTTTACAGAGACTTAGCTGTTATAGGTATAGGTTGTGTTAAAACTGGGTTTAATCCTTCACAAGGAGTTACAGTAGATTATGTTGATCCTGCTGATATAGTTTATTCTTATACTGAGTCTCCTTATTTTGATGATATATATTATATTGGTGAA